GAGCTCTCGGCCGCAACGGCGCGTCGGCGAGCACTTGGCGCGCAAGATTGAGTTCGATTTAGGGGTGCCGAAGGGCTGGCTTGACGAGAAGCATTAGGGTATATATCAAGCGGTGGCGCCCTAGATTGGAAGTCATGATCCGGTCGTAAGCGGTTTTCCCTCCATGTCTACGCGAGGGCGCCACTTTTTTTAAGACGTGGACAGACTGGAGTTATCGATGCGCCGGTACATCCCGCCTCAGCCGCCCCACAAGTCCCACCTGCGATATTTCAATTTGTTGACAGTCGATGAGCAGAAGGCGTCGGTCAAGCGCCTGCTGGCGAGCCATCAGAGTGAGCACCACGTCGCGAGCCTGACGGGGTTATCGGTTGACCAGGTGCGACGCATGGCGGGCGCGCCGTGACGCCGGACGATGAGCTGATCGCGGCGCTCGCGGCGAGAATTCGCGCGCTGGAGGAGCTGGTGCGCTACCTTGATGACCGCCTGCGGGTGAAGGACGGGCTCGCGTGAGCGGGGCGAATGGTGCATCGAACGGCGCCGCTCCTGCGATCTTGCTGCGCCATATCACGGACATTGTCGCTGAAGCCCGGGAGCCCGAGTGGTTGCTGCATAAAATCTTGGAGCGCAACGTGCTCGCCGTGCTCGCAGGCCCGCGCGGCACGTTTAAAAGCTTCATCGCGCTCGACTGGGCCATGCGCATGGCGATCGACGGGCACGCGGGGGTGATCTTGAGCGGTGAGGGCGCTGGGCTCGATCGGCGCATTGCGGCGTGGGCAAATCATCACCGTGAGAACATAGACCTCGCGACCGTCCCGTTGGTGGCGCTCGAGCGAGCGCTCAACCTCACCCAGATTTTGCAAATGGAGGCCCTCACCGAAGCGATCGAGCAGTTGAGCTTCAAACCCCGGTTTGTGGTCCTCGACACGTTCAGCAAATTCTCAGCCGGCCTTGATGAGAACGACAACGGCGAGGTCGCCGCGTTCCTGTCGTCTTTGTCACTGTACTTGCGCGAGGAACTCGGTTGCACCGTTTTGCTGATTGCCCATAGCGGGCATGGCGACATCAAACGCCCGCGCGGCGCCTCGGCGCTCATGAGCAATCCCGACGCGGAGTACATCGTCGAGCGTGAAGCGGGCGCAATGCGAGTCACGGTGACTCGCGAGCGCTTCAAGGACTGCGCCTCCCTGCCGCCCCTCGCGTATCAGGCCAAAGTGGTCGATTTAGGACGCGTCGATCAGTACGGCGATCCGGTAAGCTCCTTGGCGCTAGAAGCGACCGACGAGCAGCCAACCGTGTCAATCGTGCGAAACCGCGGCAAGAATCAAGAAAAGATGATCGTGTGCCTGAAGGAGTGGCATCGCACGCACCCGGCCGAGACCCACATCACGAGCATCGACATCAAGGGTATCTGCAAAACCCAGCACATTGACCGCAAACGCGAACGTGAAGTGCTCGACGCCTTCGTCAACGTCCGAATCCTCACCCCCTCTGTTGGCGGCTACGCCTTCCATCCCGAGAACCTGTAAGTCCGACCGATCGGTGTCCGAAGGGTGTCCGAACGTCCGAGTCCATAGGACTCTCGGACATTTCGGACGCTGCTACCCGTCCGAAACGTGTCCGATTCGGACATTTCGGACATTTCGGACGCTGACGAGACAGGTTCCACGTGGAACACATCGTCCAAGCCCCAATTTGCCCGATTTCCCGAGCTATTGAGCCGATTCAATAGGCCGGTCTATTAAACGGATAGTCGCCAAGGGTCAGATCCCTGGCGCGGCGGCGTGTCAGAATGCGACGATGTACTGCGCATAATCGTTTATTGGGCTTTCGGACGCTCGGCTGACCGATTTCAGTTAACATAATTCTTATTCTACGAAGTTACTACTTATGTCAAATCACGTCTTGACCTCGTCTGCCTGGGCAATGGTTCGGTCTCTAAGGGATCGTTTGGGGCGCGCGCTCGCGATGACGTGATACCACACGCTTCCCCCGTAAAAAAAAATTGCAGCCGTGTCAATTTGCGCGTACCTTTATTGCTTCATGGACGCCTCCCCCATTATTTGCAACATTATCGACGCGCCATTGCCCCCGAAATTGCCGCGCGGTAAGCCTGCGCACGATCGCGAGACGATGTTCGACCTGTTAGGCACGATGGAGGCTGGCGGCACGGCCATTGAGGTCAACCGCTCCAAGCGCTCGGTGCAGGGCTACGTGCACCGGTTTCGGGTCAAACTCGCCCCTGGAGCGCAGTATGTGATTCGGGACGCTCGTCCGGGCTGGACGCGTTTGTGGAGGACGAAGTGAGTCGACTCGCGAAAGTCATTGAGCAGGCGGCGGCACTGAACCCCGAGTTGATGCGGCAAGTCACCCGCCGGCTCGCGCGCCGTTTTGTTGAGCAACGGGCAAGTGCCAAGTACCGCGGAGTTGAGTTTCGGTTAACCTTTGAGGAATGGCGCGACTGGTGGCTTTCGACGGGCCATGTGGATGAGCGTGGCCGCCATCGTGGCGAGTGGGTCATGGGGCGGCGCGGCGATTCGGGCGCGTATGAGATCGGCAACTTGAAATGCATGCGAGCGGAGGACAATGTGACCGAACAGAATCACCTGCGCGCCGGGGAGTACGTGTTATGAGCGAGTACTGGGGCGATGTGCTGCAATCCTTTCAAAACGGGGTGCAGTTAGATTTGCGGGTGAAGCTCGCGATCGAGTTCTTGAAGTCGCCGGCGTTTTCAGGCGATGGGGCGAGTCCTGAAGGGGCGGCGACGCGCGCGCTCACCCTGGCGGACTCTTTGCTCGAGCAGGCGCAAGCTTCTGGATTACTGAAGCCCCTGCCCGAGGACAGCGAGTTGAACGCGCCCTTGCGCCGGCACTTGGAGAGAAATGCGCGCGCGCAGATTTTTGCGAACTTAGCCGCGCAGCGCATCGGCTCCGAGCCCGCGGTGGCTTTGAACTCGGTGCCGGCGACGATTGTGCAGCGGTAAATATGCAGCGCCGCTCCGTCACGAGTTCGAACGTCGCCTCGGTGGGCTGGGAGGAGGAGACCCTTGAGGTGGAGTTCGTGTCCGGTCACGTGTACCTGTATCACGAGGTTCCTGAGGGCGAGTACCAGGCACTCTTGGGTGCCGACTCGATTGGCCGCGCGCTCTCAAGTTTGCGCGACAAGTACACCTCGACGCGCTTGCGGTGAGCGAGCCCCTCATCGCCCGCCCCGTGCTCACGGAGGAGGAGCGCGGCCGCTTCGATGCCGAGCGGTTTGAGGATTTTTGCGGCAAACTCATGATCGACTCCAAGGAGTTTGGCCGCATTCCCTTGAAGTGGCTGCAAAGTCAGCGCTACGCCATCGAGCAGATCAGCGAGGGCTTGGGGCGCGGCATTCACGAGTTCGTGATTTTGAAGGGCCGCCAGATGGGTATCTCGACCGTAACCCTGGCCTTGGACATCTACTGGATGTTCAAGCACCCGGGCCTGCAGGCCGCGGTGGTGACGGACACGGACGAGAACCGGGAGATTTTCCGCTCCCTGTTGGGCCAATACATCGACTCCTTGCCGCGGCACCTGCGCCCCGGGATCAAGACCCACAACCGCACGCAGCTCGTGTGCAAGTCCCCGTGCGGTTCGCGCATGATCTACATGGTGGCGGGCACCAAAAAGAAGGGCGATTTGGGCCGTGCCAAGGGCGTGAACCTGTTGCACGCGACCGAGTGCTCCAGTTGGGGGGATGAGGAGGGATTTGGCTCGCTCATGAATTCCTTGGCGCAAACCAATCCGCACCGGCTCTACATTTTCGAATCCACCGCGCGCGGCTACAACCTCTTTCAAACCACCTGGGAGGTCGCCAAGGACTCCGAAACCATGGTAGCGATTTTCATCGGCTGGTGGCGCAACGAACTCTATCAAGTGCCCGTCGACTCCCCGCAGTACAAGACCTATTGGGACGGGGTGCCCACCTCGGACGAGCGGGTCTGGATTGGGGAGATTTTTGAACTCTACGGGGTCGAGATCAGCGCCAACCAGCTTGCTTGGTGGCGCTGGTACGTGACCGAGAAGATGAAGGGCGATGAGATGATGGCGCTCCAAGAGATGCCGCCGACCGAGGACTACGCCTTTCAACTCTCGGGCAGCAAGTTCTTCTCCGCCGAGCGCACCAACTTAGCCTTCAAGCGCGCGCGCGATGTCACCGAAAAATTGCACTTTCGCTACGAGTTTGGGCTCCAGTTCGAGGACACGCAGTTCATCGAGACGACCGAGAAGCTCGCCGAAGTGACGCTGTGGGAGACTCCGGTGAAGGCTAAAAATGCGGGCGAGCCGCACGGGGTCTACATTTTGGGCGCGGATCCCGCCTACGGCTCCTCCGAGTGGGCGGACGAATTTGCGGGGTGCATGCTGCGCTGCTATGCGGACCGGGTGATTCAGGTGGCGGAGATCGGCACCGCCGCCTACACCGAGCAGCAATTTGCCTGGGTGCTCGCCCACATGGCCGGCTGGTACGGCAACTGCATGCTCAATTTGGAGATGCAGGGGCCGGGCGCCACGGTCTACAACGAGTTGGGCAATTTGAAGCGCCTCGCCGCCTCCCTGCCGCACGGCGATCCGCGTTTGGGCGCCTTCGATGTGGTGTCGCGCATCCGCGATTACCTCTACCCCGGCCGCCAGGACTCGATCTCCGGCATGCCGACCGCGTTTCAGTGGCAGACCAACTCGCGCGAGAAGCTTCGCATGATGTCGACCTTGAGGAGCTACTTCGAGCGCGAGATGCTCGAATTGAACTCGCCGCTGTGCCTCACGCAGTTTCGTAACATTCACCGCAACGGCGATAAAATCGGCGGCGAGGGCCGTGCGAAGGATGATCGGGTGATTGCGCTCGCGATCGCGGTGGTGGCCTGGAACGACTCGATCATGCACGAACTCGCGGCGAACGGGCGCACCTATGCGCGCGAGAACCGCCCGCCGGCCGAGGTCAAGCAGTTTCATGCTGCGGAGCGCAGTGTCGTTAATTTCCTTCGCAAAGAAGGCATCAGCGTCCGTGGACTCACATGAACCCTTGTCGGTCGGGCAGATTTGCCATCGCCTTTCGCTGATTCGCGAGGGCGAGGCGCACCTACGCGCTGAGCTGCCGCCCGAGAACCCGCACAACGCCGTTTTGCGCCTGCGCGATGTTACGCGCTATATTGACTGTCGCGCGAACGAGGTGCTTCTGTGGTTTCCCACCATGACGCGGGTTTCACATCGGCTGCGGGATCGCCCGCCGCCCAAAAAAGCCGTGCCGCTGCCTGCGGCGCGTCAATGGGACTTCTCGCGTTTTTTTTGGGGCTTCGATGAGGGCAGGATCATCAAGGCGCGCGTGGGCGATGAGTGGAAAATCATCTCCCGCCATTCGCACCCCCTACCATTGGGTGCCGCGGCGCGGCAGGAAGCCCCGGCGAAGCGTCTCGATATGAGAATTGATCTCACCGCGCTCGGCCCGAGGTTGAAACTATGATTCGAGAATTTGCGTGTCTCGAACACGGCCCGTTTGAGGGTTCGCACGCGATTTGCCCCGCCTACGGCTGCGACTCGCGCGCCGTATCCCAAGAATTTCGCACCGCGCCCAAAATCGGCTCCGCCTTGACCCGCCGCACTGATGCGGGGCTTCGAAAGAGCGCCGAGATGTACGGCATCAACAACTGGAAGTCGGGCGCTCGGGAGGGGGATATGTCCTTCGCCGGTCACGCCGACAAGGCGTTGGGGATGGAAGTGTTATGGGGGAACGAGGTGCAAAAAAAGATGGGCCGCTCCTTCACCGAGCTCTCCGGACTTGCGCAAAAGCCCTTGGTGGTCCCGAAACGCGACGGCTCTGGAGTGTTGCGCTTGGATCGAAACAACGCGATGCGCGAGGCCGCGACCGAGGCGGGGATCACGCGCCGGCGCCTGCCGAAAGCCGCGGAAGTGTCGGGGGACCCTGATA